GATTTTTATCCCGCCTTCACCCGGCGATAAAAAGACATATATTTACATACACGCGCTTGCGCGGTTAGGAAGTGTATGGTGCCTCGACGTAAACATCTCGCAAGTTGCCTCCAAGGTGGGCAACCTCAAAATCTCTGTGACCTCCATAGTAGATGTTGATGTAGACGCGGTTCCCTGTTCCAGTCGGCAACTGTAAGGGCATGAGAACGCGCAAAGTAAATTGGCCCATTGAATACGGCGATGCGTCAGGATAAGCGCCAGCTGGCACTAACTTCCAATCAGTGGGGGATCTCCAAGGCACAACGATATCGATTGACGTGACACCGCCTATCTCCAATACTGCAGTATACTGCGCAAATGCTTCCTGTACGGAGAGACCATTGGCCTCAAATCCTATGTGGGAACATATTTGCAGTCTACCAGTATGCATGGGACTGGCGACAACCTCGATTCGAAATGCGAGACCGCCACGCCACATTGAGAATGGTAGCGTGACGTATGACAGGTGAGAAAGTGTAGTTGTAGACCCGAAAGGTAGATAGAAGAATTCAGAACAAGGACACAAGTCGACACGTGCGACTTCACCACCAATTCCAACGTCGGCTCCGAATGACCAAGTTGAATAGAAAGTTTTGCGGCTAAACAAATACTTAAAACTCATCTCATCATCTCCTTTGCCAGTCAGCTTCGCTGTGACTTTAGGGACATTGTCCGCATAGGCATCGAGAACCTGGGAATAGGTGACGTTCTTAAAGTTTGATAGATAGGTATATTTTCTCAGAAGATTTGGGGGGGGATTCACACCAAAATTCGGTTTGTCCATGGGGGCTCCGGAGGCTTGCACCTCACCTTTGAACTCATCACTACCACCATCCGCGTCTATCGTTCCCTCAATCGCTGAATTGGTGACATTCCAAACTCTAGATGAAACCATCGTGTTTCCTTGTGGCACGATACTCACTTTCGTGGGGTTTATGATCTGAAAGTCGGAACACGGAAATGAAACAAAAAGAGACAAGGAGGCACGCGTCGTCAACGCATCTTCTCCTATTACTAGTGGATTCATAACCATGGCAAATAACACACCCATAAAATTGTAGTCACCGGCTTTGCGCAAATCAAGATATTGTCTGAAATGCACCCACGGGACAGAGAACTCAATGGTCTGTGTCATCCCTGCAAACATTTGAACATGTGGAAGTATCTGAGCAGCTTGCATGTCTCCAAGGTACAATGTTGCAGCTTCGTGCAAATCGACCAATGGAGCCCAACAAACCATCAATGATCCATTCTGGAACACATTTGACTGCAGTTGTAACCGAAAATCGATCCCACCCTTGAAATATACATAGCGAATAAACGCGTCATGCATAGGTCCGGATAGTACGACATCAAACGGTAATAACTTTGTCATAATGAAACTTCCTGCTCCTGCGGCGGGCTCCCATGGTACAGTCTGCACAAATTGCCACTTCTTCACTTGCTGGAGATTTGACACAGGCGTCGCATTCATGGTGACAGTACAAGCATCGATGATTTTTTGACCACCGGTGGACATTTCTACCTTCTTGTCCGGTTCAGGAACATCCCTTGATGTATCCATTTGTACTGTAACTTTGCCCTCGAGTGTGCCTCCACGTTCCACGACATCGCCAAAAACCAACGCGCTTGTTGCCGAAGCAGCGTTTGCGTCTGACCATCTATTCACACTATACGTCACGCCCTGCGGCGATGTCGTTGTATAAGTAGGGGTCACGGGGACCTTGAACTCATAGGTATCATTGTTCCAAAACGAAACTGCCGCTTGGGTAAACACGAATGGGGAAAACTCACTAGACATGTACTGAAGCCACACGAGATTATCATCATTCTGTTGTTGCACGGTATACGACCCGTCAGGCGGTACCATGAGGTTAGGTTGTCCCCAACTATCAACGAACGAAGTGAAATCTCCAGCAGGTATTCCGTATAGGTCTGGGGCATCCGAGGGGTTCACGGTTGCCGCACCTTTGGTGATCTGAGTAATACCAGGGAAAACCTGCCAGGCTATTTGGCTGGTAATACTCTTAGCTACAACAACACCTGACAATATGTTCCGAGCCTGATTAGGCTGAATATTGTATCCAAGTATTGCGAGCTGCGCGTTCGAAAAGGCCGCAGAATAGACCCTTGCACTCACAAAGGCACCTCCACCAGTCGCTGGTAGAGTATAACTTGTGATCGCTGTATTAGCAATCGATTGAGTTATATCCATTATGTGAGTTCCAGAACCGTCACGAGTTATCGTAAAAAACTCTGGTACATCCACAGGGGTTCCACCGGCATGAGGGAAAGCCTCACCAGTGATAGTTATCTTTGGCAAACGCATTTGACACCACAACCGAAAACCATCAGACACACTAATAGAGATCATCCCTTTTGTTGCCTTCGTGTCCTTCCTTTCTGAGTCACCGAGAATGAAAGTAGTTGTTGAGAGATTCGAGTCAGGTAGATACATTTCGTTTTGGAAGAAGGGAACGACAAAAGCCTCGTTAGGTCCAACATATGGCACCTGAACAGACATACAGCGCTCACCCAAAGCAAACGGAAAGTTAATTTGAGTATCTACTAAATTGAAGAAAGTTGATTTTGGAACATTACCCTGAATGAAACTAACAGAGAGAGGTATATCACTATCATACTGAATATCGTATCGTAGGTTTCCACACGCTAATCGATACATGGTCGCAAACCACTGAAAGACACTCTGATAATAATCATACTGGTCACTGTTATCACTCCAAGGATAAAAAGCTTGGGCCCATGGCACTGAGAACTTAATCCCACCTTCATTGGCTCCCAAACTAACGTCGTACGTCGGATACGATCTTTTTAGAATGTCTGCAACACTCTTAAATTTTTGGCGGTAGGCATGCGGCTTGCTCGCATCGCCCTCTTCACCAAGATAGATCGTCCCTAGACCAGTCTTCTTCTCTTGACTGTCCATTTGCACGGTAAAATTCCCCCGACCTGAAACTGGCGTAAAATCAAGTTTCGGATCAAGCACGGTATTCACAAAATCACCCATCGAAGGATCAAAAATCCCTGAATCGACTTCTCCCCGCAACCACCTCAATCGAATCTCTGACTGAGTGACAAGCGGAGAAGTTACTCCCATCTTTTGAAGAACTGGGAACAACCGTTCATACCACATTTCATATCCACCACTGCCCCACACTTTCGCCAACACATCACACGCACACACATAACACGCAGTTTCTAATGTAACAACCATTGATTGATTGAAAGACAATGTTTTCATGAGCATATCTTCCGCTGGCCTCGGATAATACTGCCAACCAGGAAGGTGAGTTGCAAGAACAGTCGTGTTCTTCAAAAACTCACAATCTAAAATGCTCTTGAGTTGCTCTTGGTTTTCCTCCCCTTTTGTTGCGGGAGTAAATTTGATGTTGTATTCGCCCATCAAATTACCATGAGACTTTCCGTTAAACCATTTGACAACATTGCTAACGGACACAATGATGTCATCACCAAACACAAACGCTTTCACCAACGCTTTATAATCTCTAAAATTAGCACGATCAGGATTTATTCTAATAGCCTGATACATGTATGAATACATAAGAAGAGAAAGATTGAGGATAGAATTGAGGGGTGTTGTGAGAAAACATCCAGAAATGAGCATAGCCCATATTTGAAGCACGTTTGGTCCTGCTTTCAAATAGGTATACTCAGTGGTAAAGAGAAGAGTCTTCCTCGCAATTGAGTCGCCTTCGTTCCAGTCTCCATGGACCTTATACCAATCATCAATACATTCAAAAAATATATCGACAAACCGTGGTGAACAGTAGCGCTCAAATGAGGAATAATCTCCATCAAAACCAAAACTCGAATTCTGAACCAGCTGACACATCATGTCATTCCAATCGGTTGAATACACATTCATCCCGACAGCTGTTCCAAACACGAGTTTATTCCTGAACATATGACCAACCCAAGCACCAAAATATCGCCGACAATGAAAAACTCGATCCATTGGGTCTGCACACACCAAGCGCGTACTCATCTCACGGACTTTCTGCCCTGGTCTCAATTCATCTTTGGGTATGGAACCCGCAATGAAAGCGTGTGAATTGCCACAACGAAGAGCTTTATCTTGTTCCTGCAACACTATAATCAAGGGTGTAAATGTTATTGTTCTCTTCCCATCCTCCGATGAAGAAAAGAACGCACATTTGCCCTTTAGATTTCTCATATTTGGATTCTCCTGTTTAATCCTTGTGTAGGGATATCCTGGAGAACTCTTCATGCACATTGGTTGCAGTCCACAAGCTCCATTGAGACACTCATCATAGGACAGCAGTCTGGGTCGCCCGACAAAGATGCCCCCGCAAAACTGGTTCATCACTTGTCGAACGCAATCCCGAAACAAAACCTGTTCCAAAGGTTTAACTTCAGATGATTTATGGACTCTAGCTATATTATGGTACAAAATGTCCATGGTTCCATGACCAGGATTATAGGGGTTGTCTGGGTTTATTACAGAAGGAAGAAATGCTTTAGAGTGCCACTCACAATCATAGAACGGCATTCTCTCAGCATGTTGTTTGAGATTTGGTGCATACTCAGTTCTGAGGTACCCGACAGAACGAGGATCGGCATCTGGAACTCCAACTTGCGTCAGAGGATGCAACTCATCCATCGTAACTGTCTTATATCCCAAAAGTACTGCTTGCACATTCTCTCTAGACAACAACATACCTAAACCGCGAGAGGAACCCTCATAGGACCAATGACTGGTGTGAAAACCAACGATTCTCTTCTGTCCATTAAGTTTAGCAATTATGGGCCGACCACAATCACCAACTTGCTGTGGTTCATACGACCAAA